ACGCACGCCCAACAGTGAGACAGGCGTCACGCCTCTGTTCCCTATCTACCTGCTGCTGACGGCTCAGGGGGGTGGCGGCGGGAACAATAGTTCCCGCCAACCGTACAGGTTCGCGGGCGTCGTAGATGGCGTGCTCAATGCGGCACATACAGGCTTCAGCCTGGCCGGTACATCCACCATCGCGTCGGACACGTACAGTCATTTCCCGATGTGGCATGTAGGCCAAAGCAAAAACAGCGGGTTAGCTATTAAGCAGTAACACAAATGTCCAGCGCAACAGCCACCGAGTATCTGGTCTCCGGTTCGCTCGCTACGGCCCCAGCACCGATCTCCGGTATGGGCCTGACCGGCGTGCTGCTGTCGCTTGCCTTCATTACGGTGAATCCCGACCTCGAGCGCACACCGAGCCTGGGGACGCCCGTGGTGGCCGAGCAGGGTTCATACATCCTACCGCCCCACCTGCTCTCTGGGACGCTGAGCAGTGCTCCTGCGCCCGTTGCAGGCGACGACCAGGCCGGTCCGACAATCCCTACCTACTTCGACTACTTCTACGAGCGGATCCACCTGATCCCCAACGGTAACATCAACCTGGGCGTTGTGGTGGGTACCCGCATCACCGACGCAACGATCTGGAACGCCTACACGGGACTCACTGTTACGGTGACCGACCTGCCTCTTACGGGGTCTGCGAACACCACCAAGGACGGAGCGCCCGGCCTGCCTTACGCATTGAACCCGCTGACGACAGTGGACTTCGATCTGGTGACCTCCGCGGCCACCACGGACTTCTCGTTCACCACGACACTCACGGTCGTCGAGAGCACGTCCCAGGCTCCGTTCCTGACGCTGACAGGTCTCGCGTCACTGGTTCTCAACCTGAAGCCTGAGCGGCCTCTCCGGACGATGCTGGAGTGGGCCACGAACATCCTGACCAGTAACAACGGTAAGGAGCAGCGACAGTCTCTGCGATCGCTGCCGCGTGAAAAGTTCGACCTTCGGTACAAGCCGCTGAACATCCCCGAGCGCAATGTGCTCCGCAACCAGTTGATGTCGCACCAGAACAAGGCGTTCGGTCTCCCTGTCTGGATGGAAGAGCGGCCGTTGGACCTTGACGCTGTGTCTGCCGATACCGTGATCTTTCTCGACACATCATACGCCCGCTTCGCGGTAGGCGACCCTGTGATCATCTGGGCAAGTGAAAACAACTACGCCGTTAATCAGATCGACACCATCGCGGCCGACCGCCTCACGTTGTCCCGACCGCTGGGCGCGGACTTCGATGCAGGCATGAAGGTGATGCCCATGGTCTCGGGACAGGTTCTCGGTGACGTGTCGGGACAGAACATTTCCCCGCAGTTCGAGCATCCGCAGGTGACATTGTCGCTTACCCAACAACTTCCGATGCCGAGCTACACGCCACCGTTCACGCACGAAGGTGAGCCGCTGTTTCTTACACGTCCAAACGCAAACAGGCCTTTGCGGTTGGACCAGAAAATCGACCAACGCACCATCGACTACGGCTTGGGCAAGTTCACACGCGATCCGCAGTGGATCAACCCTAAAGACACTCGCGAACACCGCTTTGTGTTCCGAACGCAGGCAGAGCTTTGGGAGTTCCGAAAGTTCATGTTCTGGCTGCGCGGCCGGTACGAGACGTTCTACATGCCGACGTTCCAAGACGACTTGGTTCAGGCTGTTGCGTCGGGAAGCTCCGACACAGCCATCGACATGGACAACACAGGCTACGCCAGTTTGGTCTACCAAAACACCACGCGGTGGCGAGACCTTGCGTTCATGTTGCCGGACGGTTCATACATCACGCGCCGCGTCACAGGGGCGACCACGGAAAGCTCCACGATCGACCGCGTCCAGCTCAGCGATGCCCTGGGCGTAGGCTATGATCCGGGCGACCTTCAGATCAGCTTCCTTCGACGTGTTCGAGTAGCGTCCGATCGTGTCGAAGTGGATCACCAAAGGGATAATCGCAGCGTCGTGTCCTTGCTTCTAACATCGGTGGACGAATGACCTACAACGACAGCCAACAAGAGACGCTCGGCGAACCTATTGAACTGTTCCGGTTCACTGGCCTGGGCGTAACGTATCGATTCACATCCGCGGCCGAGCCTGTCGTGTACGACACACACACCTACCTTGCGGACACGCCTATTTCATCTTCGGTGCGGGGCATCAACCAGAGCGAACTCCTTAAAAACGGTATTGATATCAGGCTCCCGAGCAGTCACGCAATGGTTCTTGGGTTCATTCAACAGATTCCAAGCGACCCCATCCAAGCAACAGTTTTTCGAGGCTACGGTTCGGACTTCGTGACCTACTGGAAGGGTGAAGTCCTAACGGTGGAAGCCGACGGCCCGGAGGCGACTATTAAGTGTCAACCGCTGACGCGGTCCCTCGAGCGCCGCACGCTCCGGCTTCGCGTTATGAACAGCTGCAACCATGTCCTGTACGACACACAATGTCGTGTGCCTCGTGACAGCTTCCGGGCCACCGGTACGATCGACAGCATCACCAACGGCTTCACGTTGCGGTCAAGCACATTCGCTGCGCAGGCTGATCAATACTACCGCGGAGGCGCGCTGCATATCAGTGGCACAACGCAGGGTACGCTCAAGACATTGATCCTCGACCATGTTGGTGATACTGTTAAGGTCCAAGCGAACTTGGGCAAAGCCTCCGCAGGTCTAGGCTTCTCGGCGTGGCCAGGCTGTGACCACCTGATCGGAACGTGCGACGAGAAGTTTAACAACATGCCCAACTTCTTCGGCTACACCGCGATCCCGTCCAAGAATCCGTTTATCGGAGACGCACTCATCTAATGCAAAACTTTTACATACTACCTACGCTTGCTCTCATTGGCACGACGACCTACTGGGTCATTATGATCGGCCTTGCGTTCTTGTCCTACGCTCTTCGTCCCAAGCCTTCACAGACGCGACCAGATCCTGGGCAGTTCGAAGTTCCGTCGATCAGTCCGGGTAAGTCGATCCCCGTTGTGTTCGGCACTGTAATGATTCGCGATCCCGCCATCGTGTGGTGGGGTGACCTTCGCACCGAGCCTATTATGAGTTCAGGTGGAGGCAAGAAATGATCATCACCATGCAACACTGCCGAGAGATGGGCTACTGCGCTTTTGGTGTGCGACGTTTCTTCAACGAACAAGGTCTCGACTTCAAAACCTTCATCAAGGGTGGGATAGAAGAAGAGGCGTTGGTCAACACACAACAAGGGCTTGCCCTAAAGATAGTCGAGCACGCACATGCCTCCGAGCAGTAAAGCACAAGTCATTGGCTTCCGCTACTTCGCTGGCCTGCATTACGTCCTTGCTCGAGCAATCGAGAAGGTCACGCAGATCGATGTCGGAGAACGCACCGCATGGTCCGGCGATGTTACGTCTGGTGACATCGCCATCGACGCGCCTGATCTTCACGGTGGCGACGAACAAGAAGGCGGCGTCCAAGGTACGCTGACGATTCAGGATGGCAACGCAACGCAGTCACTCGACGCCTACTTGGCGGCCAAGATCACAGGGGACCAATCCAACTACCGCGGCGTCGCGGGCGCTGTCTGGAAGGGTGGCCTCCTGAGCGCGAGGTCGCCGTACCCGAAACCTTGGCGATTCCTTGTCAAACGTGTCAACGTACTGGACGATCTAACTGTACAGTGGAACCCAACCAAGGCTGATATCAACGGCGACCTGAACCCTGCGCACATCATCCGTGAAGTGCTGACCAACCCCGTCTGGGGTCTGGGCATTAGCGAGCTCGAAGTTGATGCCGTCAGCTTTCTCGCAGTTGCTGAAACGCTCTACGATGAAGACTTCGGTCTCAGTTTCCTTTGGGCGGATGGTGACCTTTCTGTCAAAGACTTTCTCGCCAACGTGCTCGCGCACATTGACGGCGTCATGTACGTGGACCCGGCGACTGGTCTGTTCGTGTTGAAGCTGGTGCGCGAAGACTACGTTGTTGGTGATCTTGATGAGTACGGCCAAGACGACATCAACGAAGTTCGAAGTTTTGTACGCACCTCGCCGGGTGAGATCACCACGCAAATGGAGATCACCTACATGAACCGCGCAACGTGGGAGCCCGACACCGTCGTGCTTCACAACCTTGCGATGTCTGACGTGCAGGGTGGGAACATTCCCGACAAACGTGAGTATTTAGGTATCACAACCAAGGACTTGGCGTTGGTCGTTGGTACGCGAGATCTTCGTGGCAGTTCGGCAATGCTTGCGAAGTGCAAGATCGTTGGCAACCGCCGCATGGCCGCGCTCGGGCCTGGTGATGTGTTCAAGCTCAGCTGGCCGCCACTGGGTATTGACCAGATGATCGTCCGCGTCGTCAACGTGGAATATGGTACATTATCCGACGGCAAAGTAAACATTGACGTGGTTGAAGATGTCTTCGGCATCACCGAGGCAATCTACACATCTGGTTCCTCGAACTGGACCACTCCGTACACCGACCCTGCCGACCCTGCCGACCGCGCACTGCTAGAGCTTCCGCTCTGGAGTGTCGTGCGTGTGGTGGCACCGGAGAGCCAGGTCACGAACATCGCTGACGCCGCCGCATACGTCCAGACGTTAGCAAAGCGGCCCAGCCAGGACTCGCTCAGCTACGACAGGCAGTTCGATCTTGGTACAGGCTACACGTCTCAAGGGAATGGATACTTCTCGCCACATGGTGACCTTGTTTCAGGGGTCGGCATGTTGAACACAACGATCACCCTGGAGAGCGCGAACGCCCTAGATCTTGTGCAGACCGGCACCTACGCGGTGATCGGTGAAGAAATTGTTGAAGTGACCGCCGTTGACACAGGGACTGGAGAGATCACAGTGAGTCGCGGCGTGCTTGATACCGTCCCAGTTGCGCACTTGTCCGGCGTGACAATGTGGTTCCCAGAGGAAATCCAGATCGTTGCCGACAGTGAGTATTCAGAGGGTGACACGATTGACTTCAAGCCGCTTGTGCGGACATCGAACGGCGTGCTGGCGATAGGCGACGCAACGGCCGTGTCCGAAACACTGACCGGCCGACTGGCCCGACCCTTTACGCCGGGTCGCTTTCGAATCGATGATCTGATCGGGCCTGAACGGACCTACGACACCAACGGCGTGGTGGACGTGGATGCCGCTGCCACCGACCTTGTTTTCCAGTGGCGACACCGCGACAGGCTCCAACAGACCGCTACCTTCGTGGCCCAAGGGGATGCGTCCAACTACGGACCCGAGGCAGGAACGACGTATACCCTGCGTTTCAAGACAACAGGGGGTACTCTCGTACGAACTGTGACCGGCGAGACGGGTGTCGCGTATACCTACACGTCGGCGAACCAAACGACGGACTTCGGATCGCTGGTATCTTCGTTCAAGGTTGAACTGGAGTCGGTCCGGGACGGCATCACGTCTCACCAAATGTGGGACATCCAGGTTGATCGGAGCCTCTAGTGTCAGAATCAGACGACAACCCTCCAACCATCACACTTACGACCGAACAGCTTGAGAAGGCTGTCGAGCAAGGCGTGTTTAACGCTTTGATCCATCTCGGTTTGGACGCGAAGAAGCCGATTGATATCCAGCGCGACTTCCAGTTCCTTCGAGACCTCCGCAAAAGTACCGAGTCTGTGAAGGGCAAGGCGCTTGTAACCATTGTCGGTATCTTGATCGCTGGAGGCGTGGCTGTCATCTGGTTAGGCTTCAAGACGTTACTTCATCCACCATCTTAGACCGGAGTTCGCATGGCAGATAGGGGAGAAATTGTAGCCGCTTACGAGAGATCGGGCGGCAACATGACACACACCGCGACCAAACTGGGCATTGCCCGCGGCACTGTCCATTACCATCTAAGGAAGGCGGGCTACGACCTGAAGCGGCCCCTGGCGGAAGGGTCCATCAAGGGAACCAAGACCAGCAAACGGTCGCTGCCGAAGAAGGGTGACATCAAGCGGTACATCTTCACGTCCGCCCAGAACAACACGCACGTCCACGAAGTAGTCTGGGCCAACATCAAAGCGTTGGCTGCGTGGTTCGAGGCAGAGTTGTGCGTTGGCACGTACACGTACAACAAGAACAGGTACGGCAAGCTCTCGGTCAAGCGGGGCAAGTCGTCCGACAAACAGGAAGAGCTTTGGTACGACGACCACTTCGAGGGCTACCTGTTGGACGAGCGTGTACAACTGGCCCCCGACCTTCAGTGGTGTGGCGAGATGAACATGTTGCCAACGGCCATCGACCCACTCAATGGGTTCGAGACATACACCGGCCGATCGTCCGGCATCTTCCCTCACTCCAAGGTCGCGATGCGATCGATCGCCGCAGGGATGCGAACCGACCCAACCAAGTTCAACTACACCACTGGCACAGTCACCAAGAAAAACTACGTCGCCAAACGTGCGGGCCTCAAGGCAGAGTTCCACCACACCTACGGCGCGTCACTGGTCGAGGTTGATAGCGAAGGCAACTGGTGGGTCCGACAACTGGTCGCTGACGCTGATGGGACAATCTACGACCTTGATGTTGTCGCGGAAGAGGGTATCGTTTATCAGAGCGCAGGCGTTGAAGCAATCACTTGGGGCGACGCGCATGAACTGATGCTTGGAGATGTCCAACGAAACATCATGTTTGATATGTTAGATGCCCTTGGACCCCGTGAACAGTTCATCCATGATGTGTTACTGGGTTCCGTGATCAATCACTGGGACTCTCGATCACCGCATGAACGTGTGCGGCAAAAGCAACGCGGCGGCGGTTTCTCCAACGTGCTCGAAGAGCTACAGAGCGGCGCTCGATTCCTGATGTCGATGACACGACCAGGCACCGAAACATACGTCGTGGATTCAAACCACGACCGTCCGTGGATCGAGCGATGGTTGCAAGATGATCGCGGGATGCGAGACCCTTCAAACTCACTGACGTGGCACAAGCTTAACGTCGCCATGATTGAGTCGATCATCAAAGACCCTGACGACCGAAACAGGTTCCATGTTCTCGAACATGCGATGCAGGAACTTGCCGGTCTGGGCGACGACGTTCGTTTCCTTCGCGAAGATGAATCGCACACGGTCTCATCGGCCAACATCGAGTGCGGCATGCACGGCCACCTTGGGCCAAACGGCGCGCGAGGAAACCCCAAGGGGCTCTCCCGCCTGGGCCATAAAGCAAACGTCGGCCACTACCATAGCGCAGGTATCTGGGACGGCTTGTACGCCGCAGGCACTTCAGCCCGCTTCGACATGGGCTACACGCGCGGACCTGGATCATGGAGTCATTCGCACGTCATCACCTATCCCAACGGTAAGCGAACAATCGTGACTGTTGTGAACGGCAAGTGGCGAGCACAATGATCTCTCCTTGGCTCCTTGACTCCCATGACTCCGGTTGTGGGGTCAAGGGGTTTTTTCGAATAAGCCCAGCGAGCAGCAGCGTTTATAGCTGCCTGACTCCTTGGTCTCCGTGACTTCGGTAAAAACGCAAGTCGTAGGAAATGCCCGGCGGGCGTAGTGCTCCACTGTTCTCTTATACTATTCTTTTTTCTTAAAGACAAGAAAGTCAATAACTAAAAGAGAGCTTTGGACGCAGTGAGGCGGGATAAACTGACTCTGGGCGTTTGTCCACGCGCCGGAGACCAAGGAGTCAGCGGAGTCAAGAGAAACCCTTGACGTGGTCGCGGCTGCATGCTACGCTGGTCCACATGGAGACCCCCCTCAACACTAGCTGTGATGTTACGATTGACTACCTCGGCGAGTTTATTCTTGCGGCTAAAGTTGACAGCCAACCTTGACCGACACATAGTACGGACCCCCTAACCCCAAGCAAGGACTGACCCATGCTAAGCAAGACTTCCCCTATCGACGACCCTGCCACGCC